TGGCCGCGGGACTGGCCGCGAGTTGGGTATCCTCTTTGACGGTTTCGTTACTCATTGTCTGGCTCCTGATGTTGTGTTTTGCTTCTGGGTTGAGCCCGGTCGGGAATTCTCGGCCGGGCTTTAATTCTTAGAACGGCACCTCTTCGGTCAGCTGCTCCGAGACGAGCGTGACCTCGCTGCCGGCGGCGAGCGTGCCGCGGTTGCCGTGGACGATCTGGCGCGCGGCGTTCCGCAGGCGGACGTCCTCGGCCCGCGGCGGGAACGGCTTTCCGTTGTTGCCAATCCTGGGCTCCGGCTCCTGGGCGTACCACTCGACCGACTTCGCGCCGAGCGAGCGAAGCGGCTTGCCGGCGTTTTTGCCGAAGTGCACCTCGACGGAGCCGGGGTCGTCGACGAGCTCGGACGGCTGCGGAATGTCCTTTGGCGCACCAGCCGGAGCTGGCGCGGAAGCTGCGGCCGGAGCCGCTGGCTTGTTGGCGAGCAGCGCGCGGATAGCGCGGAGCTCGGCGATGATCTGTTCTGCGTGTTGATCGGTCATTGTGTTCTGGTCTTAGGTTTACGTAGTCCGAGGATGTGGCGCATCTCCCAGTCTCTGAAGGAGGCGGTGACCTGCTTGTGGATCTCGCGCCACGTGACCCAGCCCTCGCCTGGAATGAAGACCCAGTAGTGCGATCGCTCCTTTTGGCCGTGCGTGCCGGTGTAGCGCGCCGCGGAGTGGCCGCCGCCGGTCGTATTCTTGACCGGCGTGCTGCGGTTGTAGTCGTTGTTCATCGGCCGAGCAGTCGGAACTGCTTGCCTTGCATCGCAAGGATCTCGCGCGTGTAGGTGAGCGCGTGCTGGCGCATCGATGAGCGAGCGCACCGGCGGCCAAGCTCGTCGCGCGCGAACTCGGACTGGAGACGGAAGCAGACGGCTTGGCCGAGCGCGTAGTGCGCGAAGTTGCTACCGCTTCCGAAGAGCAGCTTGCGTGCCTTGGTCATCGGCTGGCCCTCCGCTTCTCGATCATCTTCTGTTCCTCGCGCGAGATGTAGACCGACTTAAAGCCGGCATCCCACGCGAGTCGATAGGCCCACGAGACCGAGATGCCGGCCTCGTGCGCGAACTCCTTTGGCGTCTTGCCGGCGAGCAATGCCTTGGCGATCATCTTGGGTATCATACGAGCGCGAGTTCAGTCTGTGACTTTGCAAGCGTGAGGTTAGCGCAGGCTTGCTCGAAGTAGCTTCTCTTGAGCTCGGATCCGACGAAGCGGCGGCCAAGCTTTAAGGACTGATAGCCCTCCGATCCGATGCCTGTGAACGGAGAATAGACGAGGTCGCCAGGATTTGACCAGAGCGTCACGGCTCGCTCGATCACGTCCAGCTGAAGCGGACAGATGTGCTTCTCGTCGGCGTTGTCACGCGCGCCATCTCGATTGAGAACGCGGCCTTGATCGACCGTCATCCAGACTGGCGAGGCATACTCCTGCCACATATCGACCGGGAACGAGCTCGGATCCTTGGTCACGGGTTTCGGATTCTCTCCCGGTTTGCGGAAGACGAGCAAGTAATCAGCGCAGCCAACGCGCGAATCGCAGCTGTCGGCCTTGAGCGTCTTGTAAAGCAGACCGTGCGCCTTCGTGCGCTGCATCTCGGTCACGGGTGATTTCCAGATGCAGATGCGGGAATGGAAAAGGAAGCCGTGGCGCCAGAATGCGCGAATGATTTCCCCGCTGAAGTCTTGGAACTCGATGCGACCGTGCTTCCACTTGGTCGACAAGAGGTCGACGCAATGCACGGCGACCTCGCGACCTGGCACCATAATGCGCGCGATCTCCGCAATGAGGAACTCGAAATGCTTCGTGAAATCCTCGAGGCCGGCGCAGTTGCCCATATCCTGGAGGTCATCCGAATAGGTGAAGAGGTCGGCGAACGGCGGCGAGAAGATCGAGAAGTCAATCGACTCGTCGGCAATCTCCTTTGCCACGCGAACGCAATCGCCGTGGTAGACTTTCCAGTCGTCGCCAGTCTTAAAGTCGACGGCCGTGTTCTTCTTCATTTCCTTGATGCGGTTCTCGGCAAACGCTGCCGCCGCTAGTTTCATCTTCTCTTGCATTGTCTGGTGTTGATGGATCTTCCGGTTGATGGCTTGGGTAATGGCTCCTTCGGTCTCCGCTTGCACGATGTGCGCGTTGACTGGCTTCGTCTGGCCGAAGCGATAGGATCGACGAAGCGCCTGGTAAAAGTCCTCGAACGAGTAACTGAGGCCGACGAAGGCCACGTTGCGGCAATGCTGCCAGTTGAGGCCCATCCCGCAGATTGATGGCTTGCTGATGATGACGCGCGCTCGGCCGTTCGTGAACGCAGCGATCTTCTGCTCCTTTGCTTTCGGAGTTTCGGATCCTCGCACCTCGAGCGCGTCGGGCATCAGCGCCTTGAGTTTGTCGGCTTCGTCGTTGGTATTGCACCAGACGATCCACGGCTCGCTCGAGTTGTTGACAAGCGATGCCACTCGCTTCGCGCGAGCCTCCGACGTGAGCCGCATCTCTTCGTGCATTGTGGTTGCCGAGAGCGTGGCGTGACGGAATAGCTCTTCGCCCGAGTGGTCGCGCTGATCGACGGCGACCATCTCCACAATCATATTGAGTGGCGGCAGGATGTAGCCCTCGTCCGAGAATCCGATGTCGCTTGGCCGGCTTACGCACGCGGCCCAGCTGGCGAGCCACTTCCAGAACTCTCCCTCAGCGTGACCCTTCAGCCTCCAATCTCCGGTGTTGAAGGTGTCGTTGATGAAGAACGTCGCGAGCATCTGCGCCGGCGAACAGATACCGAGGAACTCGGCGTGCTGACCGAACTCCGTGTAGTCGTTGGGACTAGGCGTCGCCGTGCAACAGAGGCGATACGGCGTGCGACTAAATGCTTCGGTCAGCGCGATGCGCGTCTTGCCCGTAAACGCCTTTAGGATCGACGACTCGTCGAGCACCACGCCGGCGAACGCCGCCGGATTGAAATGCTCGAGCTTCTCATAATTGGTGATCCAGATACCTGGCCCAGCCTGCACCTCGATGCCGTCTTGAAGTACGGTTGCCGTGATCCCGAACTTCTTGCCCTCCTCCGCGGTCTGATGCGCGACCGCGAGCGGAGTCAGGATCAGCACCGGCATATTGGTGAACTGCGCGACCTGCCGCGCCCACTCGAGCTGCTGCGCGGTCTTGCCTAGCCCGCAGTCCTCGAAGAGCGCGGCGCGACCCTGGCGGATTGCCCAGCGCACGATTGACTTCTGCCAGTCAAAGAGCGGAGCCTTGATCTCGAACGGCTCGAAGCCGCTTGCCTGCGCGACCTTAGTCTTCGCGTCGATGAACTCGTCGTAAGTCATCGCATCGCCCTCCGAACCTTGTCGGCGTAAGGCAGCGTCGCCGCCTTGCGATGCCCGCTCGGCCCACCGTTGTGCACGCGAGCCAGCGTCTCGACGTCGCCCTGCGCCCACGCCTGCGGCGCGTAGCGCTGGAGGTAGGCGGTCGCGACGCGGCGCGCGTAGGCGAGGTCGGTCACCTGCTCGTAGGAGCCGGCGACGCGCGAGTCGGCGTGATAGGCGCGGCTGATCTGGAGCGGGCCAAGGCTGCGGCCGTTGTCGCCGAGGATCGCGCCCTGACGGCCGCTTGTCTCGACGATGTGCAACGCCCGCCAAAAGCTTTCCGGCGGCGCGGCGTGGCTGGCGGATGCCAGCGCGATAAGCGCGAGGAGGCGCTTCACGACGCCACCTCCGCGCGGAAGATCGGCGCCATCGAATACTTGCCGAGCGCGTAGACGTACTCGCCGCGGTCATCGCTGCGGATCTTAACGCGCTTGGTGCCGTCGAGCGCCTTGACGATGGCGAAGGCGCCCTTGCGGCTGATCACCTTGGCGAAGAAAACGCAGTCGTAATCACAGGCGCTGCGAGCTTGGAGAACCTGGCCGGATTGGATTGGAGCGGTCATTTGTCGTTGTGGTGTCTCGGGCGTGATTGCCTCCGACGCCAACGACAATGCAGACCCGCCCGCCGCGGTCAACTATTATTTTGAGAATTCTGTCCGGCGGAATCTGACAGTCAGATGCGGATCTGGTTCAGCGCCTCGCGCCGCTTCTTGCAGCCGCCGCACTCCGCGACTCGCGTGCCGGCCACGGCGTCGATGCCGCGCGCAATCGGCTGCGCCACGGCTGCGACCAAGTCGCCGAGGCCGTAGGTGGTGCAGCGCCCGTATGGTCCCCAGCGGCGCGGCGTGATCGGGCACGAGGCGCACGGGTCGTTGTGCTGGATAGAGTCGCGCTCCTCGCAAGGCGTCGTGCACTTGCGGCAGAGGTCAACGCGGACCGAGACGACGGCTGATGGGATCGGCTTCACGAGCAGAAGCAGTCGGCCACGACGGATACGACCTCGGTCGAGCCTTGAATGTCCGGCACCTCAAGCTCGTAAACCGGAGTCTCGGTGGCCGTACCATTCCAGATGTATGTCAGCGCGGTGTTCGTTGGAGA